CCCAAGTTTAAAGTCTGCCATTGTTTCCTCCATTAAATAAAGGGCGGAGCCGAAACCCCGCCCATCCGATTAAGTGCCGGTAGTGCCGGGATTGATGTCGGCGGCTCCCAGAACCTCTTCGGCAAACTTTACGACCCGTTCATTTGCGTCGAGTTCGTACACCTGAAGGTGCTGTCCAGCCGTTGCCAAAATATCGTCTCCAGAAGTGTACGCGGTGAATCCGGCAAGGTACTGTTTCGCGTAGATCGTGCCAGCCGATTGCGCGGCGAGTTTGTACGCGAGTGAGTTTCCTTCCCCGGCGGTTGCGGTTGCTTTGGTAGCACCTACAACATCACCGGCCTTAAGAGTTACCTCCAGCTCGGGAGCTACGGATCTCGGAGTAATCGAAGGCTTTCCGTTAACATGGATCTCGCATGAGAACGCGCCGAGTGATCCAGCCTCTCCGCCTCCGGCTACAATCGACGTAAATGTAGCTGGCCCTGATTTGACCTCGCCGTCAGAGCTCGTCAGTCTTACGTTCGAGATTGCGTCATCACCGAACGCGCCGAAGAGTCCTGCAATAAAGTCCTGTGCGGCGTCTCCGGTTACACGGCTCCCGCTAACTGTCAGAATAAGCTGGCCTCCAGTTTTTCTAGTGGTCGCGTATCCTTCATCTGCGTAAAAGCTCTGCTGGTCGTTGACCTCGTTCATCGATGTCTCTACGGTTGCGATACCTTCTGCAAGCCTGACGTATGTTCTTGTTGTAGCTTTCGGCGTGATATCGACTTCGAGAAGCGTTTCGTAGTTTAGTGGGAATCTCATTCCTACCCCCTTGTAAAATAGGTTAGCCGAAAACCGGCTATATATGTATAATCCCCCGCCTCGATCTTCTGCACAAGCGAAGGGTTCGAGGTCGGTTCTATTGTAACCAATGTTTCATCCGTGAGGTTGACTTCCTCAAGGTCTAAGATATTTGTCAGCGCGCATAACGTATCGTATGCCTTTGCGCTATCATCGCTTCGGGTGTAGACAGAAAAAGGGAACTGCCCGTGCCGCGATTTGCTGTAGCTTCTTTGCTCTACCGGATTCCCCGGATTCGCGCGGATCATCATCGCGTCTCCTGAGTCCGTCGGGATCATGTCGATATAGACAAGCGACCCAAGTATAGTCGAGTGCGCGGTTATGTACGTGGCGAGGTCAGCGATTATATTCTTCATTTGCTAGCTTCTCCCAGTTTTTTAAGTTGCGCGCTTTGGCGTGTTCGAACCATTGCGGCGATGCGTTCGGGTTCGAGTCTTTCGACTTGTTCGGCAGTCCGTAGTACTGCTTCTTCGCATACGGCTCATTCCATTCGAGTGTTCCGTCTCCCTGAATCGGAAAAACAGATCCTTGAAGTGCGCCGGTATCCATCGGGCAGAAATAGTTCGAGTCTGCAGCGATGCGGTTGTCAAGCACAAGCTGTGCGCGACTCATCCTGCCGTCAATCTTTCTCATGATTGAGCTTTCGTCAAGGTCAATCGTTACGGTCATACTAGCGCCACCTCGTAATGATGCGGGCTCCCGTGCACTGTATATTCCGGAGTAACCTCGCGGATTGTAAACGTCCGTCCGCCAAAAATGATTTGATCGTTGACATCAAAAGTCGTACCCGCCGGATGCGAGTTTTGCACATCAAAAAACAATATGCCGAGATCATTCCGCTGTTCTCCAAGCGCAGTGAGCGCGTTCTTTCGAGCTGTCTCGAAGCGCACGTAGTTCAGTGTTGAATCTGTATACGTTACCTTTCCGCGCGCGTCTGGCTCTCCGGGCTTCTTGAGTGTTACGGTATGCGGAAGAAGGCTTCGCGGTATTGGGCTAATCGGCATACTGTGCCCCCGCAACTGATACACCGGCGAACATCAAGCCAGTTGCTGAAAGGTAGTCCATTGCCCTTGGTGAAAGAGTCGGTCTTGAAGATGCGGAAGACCCTCCGGAGTACGAGAACTTCCCGATGCTAGCAGATTGCACCGCGTCGGCGTTATACGTTTCGCCGTTCGTGACGTAAAACTCAGCCTGAGCGCAGCACGCTTTTTTAACCTGCGTCATCTGCCATAATGACAAGCTTGCTTCGACAATCTGAAAACCAGTCATAATGTCGAGGTCGTCAGATGCGCGCTCAAGCCATTTTGTCGTTTCATCGTCGACAACAGAGCGTCCGCCGTATGTCGTTTTGTAATATGTCAGATCAGCATATGCCATGTCAGGCCTCCTGTACTGGCTTTATTTTAGCTTCCAGCCCTGTTTGATATACCCCGGAACCTCCGAGCGCATACGGATTCGAGTAACGCCGTTCTTGACGATCTCGACTTTCTCGCTCAAGTTCTCTTCTGCTTTCGCTTCGACAACCTTGTCTGATAATTCGTTCTGGTTCTCTTCGGGTTTGTTTTCTATAACCTTGTCTGATAATTCGTTCTGCTTCTTTTCAAAGTCTTTTTTCTTGTAAGCCATTTTCCACCTCCTGTAAATATAGCCGGGGCTGTTACACCCCGGCCAGTTTTTAATCGGCCGATTCTTCGGTCTGAATGCGCGAGAACCGAACAACTCGCCCGTTCTCATCCAACTCTGCTACGGCGCTATGCTGGCCAGCCGTTACCGTAATTTCCAC